GGATATTGATATTTACTGCTATCAATATGTATATATTATACGCAGAAAACCTAGTCTTGTCAAGGGGTTTGTAGTTTATTGGCTTTCGCTCTTACAAATTTCTCGATGTCGCCGGAAAACAACACCAGTTGAATAGCCATTTTTTCACCTAAAATATAGACATGTCTGTTATCTATAAACCAAGGGCAGTCAATATAATTGTCTAACCAGATGATAATTTGGTTAGTGTATATCATTTCTTTACTTAGTCGTATTTTATGGATCTTAATATCCGCCTTTTCAAATGCAGCGAACCCATCTTTGGTAAGTCTTAGGCCACCTTCTGTTTTGGGTCTTGGGTTAATCCACCATAGTATTGTGTGTTTACGTATTGATTCTTCGTCAGATGGAAGATTTAGAGTATCTAAAACAATTTTAGTGACGTCATGCTTTGGGTTCATCTACTATTTTTTCACCGCTTGATAATTTGTACACAGAAAAGTCATTGGTATTAAATGTTTTGTTTAACTTTTCAGCAAGATTAAATGCATGGCCACTATTAGAGAAACTGACTTTTTTATATTTCGGACCTAATTGTTCTGCAACTACACTGGTCGTTCTAAGGTTAATTGGTTTATCTTTATAAAACACAGCCCAAATAGCATCGGCATCTAAAACCTGTTCTGTTTTAAACGTTCTTTTGCTAGTTACCTCTAAAAGAATCTTTGGTTTGGGTCTGCTCATGATATATACGTCTCCGAAAAGTGCGTATATATTTACCAAAAATTAGGTTTAGAATTTACCCCCGTCGATTTTTACTTCGATTGGACCTTGTTGTGAGTTTGATGCTATTTGATCTAATTCTCCAGCCAGTCTGGTCATCACTACGCTTAGACTGTTTTGAAGATCTGTTGCTTCTTTAATAGATAAGGTAAGATCGCGTTGATTTGATTTTATAGCAATTCTGGCCTTGGCCAAGAATTCTTCTATAGGTAATGTGTTTAATTCTTTCATTCTTTAGTTTGAGATAGGGCGTTTCTCATTTCAGCCTCTGTTTTGAAAGGTCCATGAAACGGATATCTTTCTAGTGTAATAAGTTTTGGGCAATAACTCTTTACCCATCCCTTTCTAAATTTAATTACATAATAACCTGCACAATATTGACTCTTACTTTTATCACTTTTAGCAAACAGCGGTAATTTTTTCTTTACATTGTAGACAGGACCGTAGGGTTTTGAACTACACGGAAAATCGTAAATGTTATAAGAACTAGGTTCTGACTTAGAAATCTTTTGTTTTTTAAGATTTTCTTCTTCAATTTCTGTACCAAGTTTAGCATTAATTTCTGCTAGACTTTTAAAAGGAATTTGCTTACCCTGTTTTAAAAAGATATAACCTTTTTTACTTTTGGCAATAGTGCCAATTTTGTGATCATCGTCCTTGACTAACCATTCTTTATCTGGTACAAGGACTTTGGCTGTTGATATCATATAGCATACCTCGCATTTAGTGGCTCTGCGTAACTCTGTACCTGCTCGCTAATTTTATTTAACTCGTATTCAGAGCAGAACTTTAACAATCTGGTTCCAACTTGTGGAATATTCTTTGTTTTATGTTCTTCGGCTGTAATTACCGAATTGATAATTTGTTTAATTGTATCAGGTTGATTTTTTAAATCACACAATAACCTATTTCGTGTATAATCATCTAACACACGATGTTCTTGACCATTGTGATCTACCCATCGTTGTAGCATCATATTATTCCAGTTATAGCCTTTGGTAGCACGATCTGCAAATGCTTCTCTAAGACCAACTTTATTCTTTGTGCCTTTTTCTCTAACACCGGGATATGCTGAGAACACATTATCACTAGTATCTCCACGCATACATTTTTCAAATAATAGCCATTCTGGATTAGGTGCTTCCTTAACTCTACCTGTTTTTTTATCTACAATAGGCTTACCCTTAGCATCAAAATAGCCTTCGTGCGTAGTAGTAATTTCCATTACGCCGTTGTATTGACGAACATTTGGTGCAATAAGTTGAGCAAAGTCTCCGTCTGTGCTAATGATAACATGATTATCATTGGGGTGACTAACAATCCAACCTGAAATAAGGTCATCTGCCTCAAGTTGCTGATGATGTAATACAGTGCAGTTAGTTTTATTAATAACGAAATCTTTAAACTGATCAAAAGTTTCCCAAAAGACTCTATCTTCTTCAGCCTCGCGAGGGCTGAGAGCAGCCCGAGCATCGGAACGATTCCTCTTGTAAGGCTCATAATAATCCTTACGCCAAGACCGACCTTCTAAGCAAAATACTACATGATTGCCTTTAAAATCACGCCATGCCTTTCTAACACTGCTTAAAATAGTATGAAGACTCATGCCTACCTTATCTTCCAAACTGCCACGCATAACGTGACGGGCTCGGAAAAAAGTATTCGCAGTATCGACAAGGATATAAGTTTTGGACATTAGCTGACCTCAGTTTTTCCATCTTCTCTTAGGGCACGTTGAACAAATCCACTACCTCTACGTTCCATATCAATACCAGTTTCATTACCGATATTTCTGCAGAGTTCTTGGAACCATTGATCTACTATTTCTTCGTCTGAAGAGCCTGTATACCCTTCACTTCTTAATTGTACAATAAAATACTCGTTCCAGTCAAGTTCAAAAAAGCCATTTCTTATATTGTCCTTATTAACGTGAGTGTTTAACACTGCTACCCAAGGTTCTTTATTTTGAGTTGCTTGATCCTTTTCGCTAAGAGGTATGTCTTGTTGTTGCACTTCTGCGGCCTTAGCCCTAGTTTCTGCAATGGCTTCTTCCATTTCAGTAATGCCAAATATTCGTTTTAATAAGTTTTTCATAGTAATTCCTATAATTTTAAATCTGTAAGAGCACGCTCTGATCCAAGTTGTCCTTTAACAAATGTATTAAAAGCCAAACTTACCCTAGGTTTACTACCTTGATAATCTTTTACATAATGCTCTATATAAGAAGGAAAAAGTAAAAGGGTGCCGACTTCTGGGGTAATGGACCATTCATCACTATTAAATGGAGTGTATCTAGATTTTTCTATTAACAGTTCTTTAATTTTTGGATTTTTAAAGAATATTTTTCCACTATCTGGGTCCACATTGAAATATAATACACCACTTAGGTAGCTGTTAGGATGATTATGAATATGATGATATTGTTCTTTTTCTGTAAAAGTAAACCAAGATTGTGTAATATACAGCGACGTATTATTAGGGAACGGATCTACTTCCTTAAGATACTGGTCTATGCTATTTTCTATGAATGCTCTAATGGCAGACATTTCTTTAGAATTTAAAATAAATGTATCATTACTTATACAATTAGTTCCTGTAAAAACTTTACTATTAAAGCACTGTAATGTGAAATTAATTTCTTCAGGATATAATGATCTGTTTAACTTGTATACTCCTAATGCAGTAGGGAATAATCCTATTATAGACAAATGACTACTCCTTTTTGTATGCCGGGTTGGGAATGTCTAATTCGAAAATATGTAATTTGTTAAAACTATCTGTAGGTGTAGCTTTTAGATGTTCTAATGTTCTACTGTGTTCTGCTTCTTGTCTTGTCAAATAAAAACCATATCCTATATAATTACTACCAGATACAGTAGATCCTGTGGTTGCAAAGTTCATGCCATTTTGACATAATAGCATGTATATTTTCAATCTTTCAGGAACTGGTAAAGGTTCCAATTAGGTACCCCATTCATTCTTAAATAAGGGAACCTGAAGCCTATCACTATATCTTAGTCCATGTTTCATACATGCTAAGGCTACGTTCTTGTTATTTAGGCTGTATATACTTTCAACTCCTCCTACAGGCATCAGATATGCTTGACCCTTAAACCCAGCCTCTCTAAACTCTTTGATGGCTCGTAGTGCATCTTCTATATCCTGTTCTGTCGCCACTACTAGTTTAAGATAAGTCCAACCAACTTGTTCATATTCACAGACAATATCTGGATTAATTGCTTCTTCCCACAGTTCTCCACTAGATGGAAGTTTAGCACTGACGCTAAATGTAATTTCTTTATCT